CACAATAAAGTGTGTATTATTTTTTTTTCGTGCTGTGTTTAAGAGAATAATGTTGGATTGCTGTTCGGCTCATAATTTGTCCACAGCACTTCTGTCCTTTTATCAAGTGTTTTAAGATTGGATGTCATTGAATACATTAGCACATCTTTTTCGTGTCTTCTCCATCCAAGATCATCATAGGTATCGCCGTATCCAGAGATCGCAACCTTGCCTGTCATATTGATCAGAACATCTTTCAGATTGTCATGATCGATTTGGTTATTCATGCCGTAGAGTTGCGTACTTGCGTTCTCATACGGCGGATCAACATAGATCACAAAATCAGGATTATCAGCAATTCTCTTCATCAACTTTAAGGCATCAGTATTTACAAACTGAACATCTTTGATGCGATGATGTAAGTTGAGAAAGAATTGTTCAGAACGGCTTGTTACCTTACGCCCAATGTTCTTTGAGTAGGTTACAGAGAACGATTTAGCATAAGCCGTTTTATGCATTGATTGGAACAAAATGGTAGCAACAGCAGTGGCTTTGTCCAATCCTTGCAGTTGATCTACGTTTTCCACCGCCCACTCAAACTCGGATTGATGATACAGAGTTTTGTCCAGCTTTTCAAACAGTTCGTTTGGTTGATCACGGATTGCCCGCCAGAGACTAATGATTCTTTCTGATGAATCATTGGCAATCTCAATCAAGACTCTCGGTCGGTTCAATAAAATTCCGAGCATGCCTGCAAATGGTTCGCAGTAGCAACTGCGATAGGTTGCTACTGGTAGCAATGAATGGATCCATTGGTTGATTTTGTTTGATCCATTTGCACTTTTGCCTCCAAAATAAGAGTATTCAGATAAAGACTTACTCATCCGATTCAGGATATTCTTCAAAATGGTCAATCAGAAAGTTGGCAAGATTTGATCTGTGCAAACTGGCTTCCTGCATCACAGAATCAGCCTCCTCCCACTCCCAGTCCCAGTCCTCGATCTTTTCGAGAAATGTGGCAATGTTCAGAAGATGGATATAGTGTTCGCCATGCTTCTCAATGTCTGCGACCTTTTCATCAGCCACAGCCAAAGAGTCGTTTATCGCCTTCAATTCCTCCTCCTTCTTCCGATACTGTTCTTTCAGTGTTTCCTTTTGTCTAACCCAATACTGATCTACGGATGAATCACGAAGGGGAATGGATTGTGTCTTTTTAGTCATAGATCTGAAAGTCCATTAAGGTTAATTGCCTGTGGTATCGTTTGCACAATTTCTTGGCAATGACACCTTGTCGTGGGGTTAATGAAGTAGAATCGGCTAAACTGTTACCAATGTCAACATCATGTTTGTTAAATCCTGATCCGTCCAATCGTTCTGCTCCGTCACATGCTCCTGCAATCAGTTGAACCCCTTGATGATAGGTCTCAATCTGTTCTGTTGTTAACTCCTCTGCTTCTTGTGTGATCTTTTTGTAAGAGACGGATTGTGTGACGGCTGGTTTTGCTGGTTGCTCAGAGAAGTTTAGCATGCCATCCGATGTCATGTCATTAAAGGACCATTCCAGTTCTTCTTCCTGTCGTTGGATCCTTGCCTCTTCATCTGTTTCTTTGTCCAGTGCTTGATCAATGACATTCTGTTTTGCAATCACGGTGTAAGCCATGTTTGCATCAATGGATCCTTCCATGACCAAATGTTGCACAAGCACACTTTGTGATTGCCCAATCCGATGGCATCTGTCTTCGGCCTGTGAAAGGGCACCGGGTACCCAATCCAATTCTGCAAAGATGACATGAGAAGATGCTGTTAATGTCAGTCCAACACCAGCGGCTTTGATGCCACCAATAAAGACTTTCACGGCTGGATTGTTTTGGAACTGCTTCACGGCTTCATCTCGGCTTTCCATTGCGTCACGTCCATCCAACTTGACGACTTCATGTGAATGAAAGGATTCGTAAATCGTATCAATCACATCTAAATGATGAGCAAAGACAACCACCTTATTTCCTGTTTCCATCACTTCCTTAATCCAGTTAATGACAAAGGGAGTTTTTGCCAACGCCACTTCATGTCTGGCTTTTGCGATCTCTGCAAACATGATGGCGCTTGTCTGCTTCAATGATTTGACAGCAGCTCGGTATTCTTCTTCTGTGCCTGTGACCTTGATTTTCTGCACTTCGCCTTTGAGCTTCTTGATCAGTGCTTGCTTGCTCCGAAACACATCCTGCTCTTTCTGAATCAAGTCTTTGTCCTTTTCTGACTCAACATGAATAACCTGCCTCCGTTTTGATGGCAAGTCTTTCAAAACATCTTTCTTAAGCCTTCGAATCATGCACGTTGCTCGCAGTCTATCCTGCAACTCGTCCAAATTGGAAGCACCTTTGACTTCCCATCCATAGTCCGTTTTATGACCATTACAATATCGTTCTACAAACTGCGTCCAGTTTCCCCATTCTTTTTTGTCAATGGATCGCAGAATGGAATAGAGTTCAATCGGACGATTGGAGATTGGAGTCCCCGTGAGATACAATCTTTTTTTGGCTGGAACTGCTTTGATGCCTTTGCCTCCAAAGACGTTTTTGGTTCTCTGTGCCTTGTAGTTTTTGAGATAATGCACTTCATCCAAAACCATGATGTCCCAATCGGATGACCGAAGTGCTTCTTGATGACGCATCAGGATGTCATAGTTGATGATGACAACGATGTTGTGTTTGAACGAAGGAAAGTAGGATCCTTTGGCTACCTTGACCATGTACGGATGCACAAGCCATTTGTCTAATTCATGTTTCCAGTTTAATCGCAGAGAAGCAGGGCAAATCACCAGTATTCTCTGGTTTGCTGGTAACGCGTTGATGACTCCAATGGTTTGGATCGTCTTGCCTAGCCCCATCTCGTCTCCAATCAACGTTGCTTCTCGAGCCAAAGCATATTGAATTCCTGCCTTTTGATAGGGAAGATAGGAGAGTCCCTCAGGAGCAGGAATGTCAATGTCTGCATGGGTTGCACGAGAATGCTCCAAAGACTTCTGTTCTGCTTCCCGCTTGGATTGAATGGCTTTTTGAATGGATGCTTTGACACTATCGGATCCAGCGAACTCCAATCGCAGGGCTTTGACAGGATCTTCTGTCCACCATACCTTGCTTTTTGGATCCCACCAGAAACCCGCCTGCTTGGCTCGCCAATCGCCGTACTCCGACTGAGCCTCCCATCTGCTTTTGGTTTTAAGCAAAATCATTGAATGATCACGGAGTAGTCAGGTCCAGTACCAAGCTTGTTATACGTGGAATAGAATTTCTTTGTAATGACTCCATTCTCTTCATGGGCCATAAGTTCTTGTCCAACCTTGACAAAATGCCGCCGTAATCCTAAACGAATTGCTTCTTCAAACGAAGAGGCTGTGACGGTTACGGGCGGTCGCTTTTCGGATAAGTCTTTGACGATATAAGTCCGTTCTTTCTCCGTCTGATCAGGAACAGGAGGAGGCGTAGGAGGATTCTTTGTGACACCGAAATACTTGAGCAGTTTGGATGCCTGCTTGTGTCCTTGCATTGCGGCCTTGGCAAGCCAATACCTTGCCAGACTATATTGACTGGCTTTGCAGTAAAAGATTCCGATGGTAAATTGGAGTCCTCTGGTTCTCTTGTTTTCTGAGATTGCCTCATCTTTCATGTGACGCATCACATCATCGATATGCAAGCATGAAAACACCAGTTCAGTATCCTTATGGAACGAGGCAATGATTTCTGAAACGACCCGGTTGAGTTCGCGTTTTTGAGAAAAGGTCATGGGGCTAAAAACGTTTAGTGAAGAAGGATGACTATTGGATATTCGGTAAAACGCCATGCCGAAAATGATGAGCCAGTCGCTCATACTCTTTCTTGGAGCAGGTTCGAATATCATGGTTTTGGATGAAGGTATCCACAAAACCGTTTGGAATAAAATGCAATCCGTACTTTTTTCGGATAAACGTCTGAATGGCTTCTGTTATCGTTTTTCCACACATGGAAAACTGGAAGAAGTCTTGGAGAGTTCCTTTTTTAGAAGAAAAAACAAAGTATTTCATGCTACACCTACTGTTGATAGTTTACAACACAAAAATAGCTGCTGTGGTTGTGTTGATCGATGACTTTGAAGTTCGCTTCTTTCTCACCAACAGGTGACATCGGATAGATGTACCTGAATTTACGTGTCTCTCCATAAAGACTAGAGTATCTACACACTGCGTCATGTGCACATAGTCCGTCATGGCTGTTTGGTGAAGATACTGGAATCCAGTTCCCGTCTTCATCAAGCTCAAAGAGTTGATACTCTTTCAGCGTGGGGATCCTCACATTGGAGGAAGCGGGCTTGATCTGTGCGATCAGTGTTCCTGCCTTCATGGGTTGGTAGGTCGGTTGTTCGGTCATGTGTAATTTGGGCCTCCGCCCAATAAGTGAAAGGATGATTTACACAAAGATACAACAAAAATAATTAATAAACACAATAAATTACATCAAAACGAAAAAAAAGTTGTATATTAACAGAAACTAACCTTTTTCTGAATGCTTCGAGTACAACTCACAAAAAAAAGATGTCAAGGACATCTTGCTGTCTTTGATGATTGAATCATCTATTTCCCTTGGCCTTGCACAGGAACATTTTATGTGTGAGGACTATCTGGATCTAAAGGATTATTTTAACGTTTGTGGAAATTTACAGGTTGGCCTAAGTGAACAGATCACGAAGGTCACTTTACATCACGAGGCGTGGGCTCCTTATTTTGCACACGGTCCTACTCGAGATATTTGGCTTGGCATTGCACCGAAAGATGAAGTAGAAGATGTTGTACATTCACCCTTTTATGTTGTCTTATCAAAAAATGATCTAAAAACGATTCGTGAAGGGCTCTATGCACTTCAACAACATTGCGACATCATGCATGATCAGATGTCCGAAGAGAAGAATGTGGACGCGAGAGTTATCAAACGATTTTCATCGATTTCAAAACGTTTTTTCCATCTTGGTTGTGTGATTCACGAGATGGAAAAATGCTCAGTATCCGACTTGTATGCACAGGATAAACCATGTGTTGTTTGGATTGGATCTGACTACCGAAGATTGGACGTGATGACAATGGACTTTCGGACGATGGAAGTGTCTTATCCTCCTCCCGAAGAGGACGAGCCAGATCAAGACTGAGAAAAACTTATATTTAGTTTTATTTGAATTTATGTAATCTGATTCTATAATACGGGCGGTTCAACGTTTTTGGCTGCCTGTCTATGGCATTATCACGCAATCAGACTCCTGCAGAGGGACTTGTTGCAGTGCTGGATGAATGGATCCGATACTCCGTTCATACCGCACTGCCTGGCATCATTGAGACCTACAACGCGAGCACGCGCCGAGCACAAGTGCTTCTGGCGATTGAGGCGTTAATGGAAGATGGGAAGTGTCATGCACGAGCACCTTTGTTGGACGTTCCTGTCCTTTTTCCGTCTGGTTCAGGCGGCACCATCTTGATTGAGCTTCGCAAAGGCGATAACGTCTGGGTCATGTTCGCAGAACGTGGTATCCAAGACTGGAAAAAAACGCTCAAACTTGCACAGCCATCTCCGCGCCATGTCTTTTCTCCATCCGATGCTGTTGCACTGGCTGGATTTGGACCTGCGTCATCAGTTACGCCTGCCTCCAATTCAGGCATCTCCATTCAATCCAACAATGCGGATCTATCGATCACCGTAGATGGAAACTCCATTACACTGGATGTGCCTGATGATGCGACCATCAAATTTGGATCCAGTTCTGCCTTTAGAAGACTGGTCACAGAAGAGATCATTGATCTGTTTAACAACCACACCCATAACGTCAGTGGAGGAAGAACGGGCCGACCAACTTCGGGCATTACAAAGTCTTCTCCAAACGTCACATCCAAAGTCTTTGCAGAGTAACCGATATGGCGACAGGACTCTCTTCTTTTCAATATGACGCGAATGGAGATGTGATCTCCCATGACATTCACTTAAATGCAGAGGGGGATCTGGCTGTGGTGAACGGACTAGAAGAACTGCGCCAAAGAATTGCTTGCCGACTCCAGATGTTCAGAGGAGAAAACATCTACAACGTCAATCAGGGCATCCCCCTCCGCAATGAGATTCTTGGTGTCGGACTGAATCCATCGGTTGCAACGAGCATCATCACTTCTGAAATCCTTTCGATCCCTGAGGTGACATCGGTGCAAGACATTGATCTCACACTGGAAGACAGGCACTTGACATATGTCGCAGCGACCGTAGAGAGTGTCTTTGGAACCATCACATTGGAGGTAGGCTAGAAACATGGCGATCATCACGGATCATGGCATAGAGTCCGAATCACTGCCTGCATGGGTTCGCAAATACCAGGAGGCTTTTCGGACGGTATTTGGAGATGATGTGGCACTGGATGAAAGCACTGCGATTGGCAGGATCATTGCTACGCAGGCTTCCATCGGAAACGAAATAGACAGTCTGATTGTGTATGTTGCTGCAGGTGATAATCTGTATCAAGCAACGGGCCGTCAACTCACGGACTATGCAACATGGATTGGCATTCCGTTTAACGAAGGCACAAGATCAACCGTCACGGTGACGTTGACAGGAACGGAAGGGACGATTGTGCCCGAAGGGACAAGGATTCAAACATCTGCTGGTGCAACCTTTCAAACCACAGAAGACGCACTGATTCCTGCGTCCTTGTCGGTCAATGTCTTATGCCAAGCCACCACCTTAGGTCCTGTTCAGGCACCAGCAAACACGCTTACACAAATCGTGGATGTCATCAGTGGACTGTCCACTGTCCTCAATGATGAGGCGGCTGATGTAGGTCGCAATGCAGAATCGGATGCGGATTGGGTTGCACGATATACGTCTCAGGTTGCTGTGCACGGACAAGGTACCAACGAAAACATTGCTGCTCGGATTGCCAATCTTCCAGGTGTTGAACGCGTCAGGGTGTTTGACAATCCTGAACGTCAACAGGTAACAGCAAGAGGGTTTACGCAAGCTGCGAATTCGGTGTCTGTGATTGTGTCAGGCACAGCAACAGCAGCAGCGATTACAGCTGCGATTCGTGCAACGAAGACTCCTGGCATTCCTATGAATGGAGATCAGACCCATGTGATCAGTGGCGTGACGTACCGTTATACCGAAGCGGCAGAAACGGCCATTGCTGTCAACATTGAAACAACCATCTCTTTGGGTGAATTCCCTGCTAATGGACGCGAAACGATACGGACAAACCTGATCAACTTTGTGGAGAGTTTACATATTGGCAGCAACTTGGACTTAGCACGACTCCGAGCGGTGCTGGCAGAAGTACCTGGTCACACATTGGATGAGTTTGATGTAACGTTAGCCAATGGAGACACACTAACACCAACAACGGAAGCCACGTTATGGACGTTGGAATCAGATGACATCACCATAGACTTGGAGACATCCTGATTAGCAATGGCAGAACACTTTGCTCCTGAAGTCCATATTGATGCGATTCGCGATTATGAGCTTTCGCAGTATGCCAATGCAGAGAAGATGAATGCATTGTTGGATGCGTTTGTGACCATCATGCAAACATCAGTCGTTGATGTGTTGGAGACATTGAACCGAGCCATGAACCCTGATGAAGTCGATGGTGTCTTTTTGGATCGATTGGGCATTCGGTTAGGCATGACTCGTCCGAGAGTACAAGACAATACGCGAGAGTTTTGGGGACTGGAAGGAACGCGTGATAACTATGGACGGCCATTGAGTCAAGCCCCGTTTTGGACGGAAGATCCAACAGCGATTGTTTATGCTCCGATTGGGAATTCGGTTTTTCGTTCCATCCTGTTTGCACGAGCAAGAAAGTTGCACGGTGACATGGGCATAGAAGCGTGGGAAGACTGCTTTACAGCGTTGACCCGAGTTTCGGGAAGCATGGAGATCACGAATATCCAAGACTTTCAGGTGACCATTACCATTGAAGATTTGTCGCCAGGCATGGATCAAGTGATGCGGATGCGGAGCATAGCAGAGAAGTTTCTGCCTATGTCGTCAGGAGTCAACTATCTGCTTCGATTCAAGCGTGTCACAGCAGGTAATCTTGGATTGTCATTGGATACTGGACGACCGACAGGATCCTTAACATCATCACCCTAAGACACACATTGATCTATGGCCAGATCACCGCGAGGATTAGAGATTGAACGCTGGGCGGATTCGGATACAGCGATTTTGACTCCACCAGAAGAGTTAGGTGTGAACCGATCTGTTGGTTTGCCAGCGTCATACAGCATGACCGACTTCATTGCTTTGGGCATGTTCAATGAATGGCTGGCCGAGATCACAGCATTCTTAAAAGACGCAGAAAAGACAGGCATCCTTCCATGGGTTGGAGATGTAGATACAGATGATCTGCCTACGTTTGCCAATCTAAGTGATGATGTGCAAGCAGGTTCGCTTGTGGTAGGCAGTGATTCCAACGTGTACATTGCTGTTGCATCGGAAGGTAGTCAAACCAATGATCCTGTAACCGATACGGATGATTCGCACTGGGAATTGCTGTCCAATCGGGTGGAAGAGTACATTGTTGGTGCGATTGTTTTAGGAAGCGACAATCACTTGTATCGATGTAAGGTAGCAACAGGGGGAGCATCTACAAATCCAGTCACAGACACATCGGAATCGGTATGGGAACGGTTGATCAAGCCGATTCCTGTGGCTACGGCGGATAGGCCTGGATCGGTGGAGCTGGCGACACTTGCAGAAGTGACTGCAGGTACGGCGACAGATAAAGCCATTACTCCTGCTGGATTAGCGACTGCGATTGCGGCGCAAATTGCTACACTGGAAGGAGATGGAGTCGTAGACGATGTAACGTTGACAGGTACGACCTTGAGTTTGTCCAGAAGTGGATCACTGTCTACGCTCACGGTGGACTTGGCTCCACTACGCAGTGGGCTTGTGTCATTATCAGCAAACAATACCTTTACAGGTCCAGTCTTTGTGCCTGATCCTGACATAGCCAGTAACTCTGGACAGGCAGCGACGACTTCCTTTGTGCGAAGATTGGCTACTGCACTAACACAGCCTGTTGCAAGTGAGATGACTGCGGGGATCGCAAGGGCTGCGACCAATGCAGAGATTGATGCACGGACTGCAAGGAATGTGTTCGTAGATGTAGCAGGATTGGAGAGACGATTGGCAACGATTGTAGGGCCTGCTGGACCTGTCGGACCGAGAGGATTACAAGGACAACGTGGAGAAAAAGGCGATCCAGGCACTGGAACGCAAGGGCCACAGGGACCACAAGGGACTGCTGGACGGAATTTTGTCGGACCACAAGGAGATCGCGGACCGACTGGACCAAAAGGAGATCAAGGAATTCAAGGACCACGCGGACCAAGAGGATTTAAGGGAAATACTGGACCACAAGGAGAACAAGGAATTCAAGGACCACGCGGACCACAAGGAGCTCCAGGCATAGGCCAAGATGGAACACCCGGACAACAGGGACCGAGAGGACCGCAGGGACCACGCGGACCGCAGGGGACACATACGGTAGGTCCGAGAGGACCGCAGGGGCCGAGAGGAGCACCAAGCACGCAGCCAAGATATTTACCAACTGGTATTATATCTACAAGTTGGCGATATATAGCAACCAATTTATCAAATGATACAGGATTGATCCTTTCCTATGGAAGCAACCTAATGTTATATCCAGTATCGGAAATCACGACTCATTCATCTACGACTTCTGCTCCAACTTCGTATACAACGATTGGAGGATTGCTTCGTATGGTCATTGTAAGTGGTTCAGGATATTGGATTCGAACTGTTACAGGTAGTGAAGCCTTTACTCTTTGGGCACATGCTTAGCAACCCATGAAATCACCGAAGGCATTTGCTCGTTCATGGGGCACAGATGACTCCACGATCCTTGCGGATCTATCGGCGTTAAGGATAAACAGGAAAGACGGATTAGGCCAGGTGTGGACGGAAAATCGTTATCCAAGTCCAGCACTGCTTAACTCGCTGTTATCAGAGATCTACACCTTTTTAGTGGACTGGCAGAAAAGCGGTGTCTTGGAGTTTGATGCTTCCGTTCAACAAGGATATAGCACAGGGGCAGTGGTTTTGGATGTAGATGGATTGACTCGACAAGCCACAGTTGCGAATGCTCATTTAGTCTTACCACAAAATGATCCAACCGAAGCATGTTGGACGATTCTGTTTAAGGATCCAGTGGTTGCAACAACAGAACGGTTCGGACTTGTGCGGATGCCAGGTAACGGAGATGTATCTCCAACGATGAGAGATCTGGTTCTTTCTGAGATGGCTCCCAACATTGTGAGTGTCGCAACTGCACAAAACACGATTGACACGGACGTAGCAGATTCAGCCATTCCAGGATATTTGGACGGGAAAACCACAGCCGTTACGCTATCTTCTACCACACTAACGCTGACAAGAGATCAAAGCTTGGAGGATGTAGAAGTCGACTTAGATGATCTGTTTGATGGGTATGCAAGGCTTACTGGAACCACGTTTACGCGTTCTACTTGGGTGCCGACCGTAGGACGAACCATCAATAATACCCATGTTGCAACGACTGGATGGGCACGTAGGCATTTATTGACTCTGGTTGTTACTGCAAGCAGGACGAGATCGGGGTTATTTCAGTTTGCGAATCAACTGTATGCGTCTTTGGTGGATACTCCAAATGCGATTCGGACACGCGCCATCTCTCCTGCTCGTTTAGAAACTCGGTTCAGTCTTTCATTTGGGCAGGCTGGCGGAGTAGGGCAAAGAGGGGAATCTGGCGGAGTTGGATTAAAAGGCGAACGTGGGGACAATGTCGTTGGAGCAGTAGGGGATAGAGGCATTGCTGGCGTAGATGCGTCTGGGTTCACTGAACCTGCGAACACCTATAAAGGCATACCAGGCATCATTGGACTCAAAGGCGGAGTAGGGGATGCGGGTATCGTAGGATTGAGAGGCGGAGTAGGGGAAGTAGGCGACAGGGGCGGAGTAGGGGACGTAGGCAGAGTAGGGGAAGTAGGATTGCAGGGCATCTCTGTTCAAGGCAGAGATGGGAGCGTAGGCGGAGTAGGGGAAAGAGGGTTCGTAGGGGAAAGAGGATTGCCTGGTCCGAGCATTGCTGGACCTGCTGGAATTCCTGGAGTCTCAGGATTAGATGTTGAAGCCCCAGTCTTTTATCCTTTTACGTGGAGAGTTCGTACGACAGCAGGTAGAACAAGAACAAGAACAAATCGCGGAAGGATTTCTTACGCGGAGGATGATCTTCAGGTACCACCAGGTTTTGTTGGTATTGAACAACAATCAGCCCGTTTGATATTGCCGTATCTAAATTCTTCAAATGAATTATCTACGCAAGTTGTATTTTGGAATCCTGCTCTAAACTATGAAATCGTTGAGGACGAAGTCTGGTTGAACCCAATAACTCGACGTAGAAATTTCGAATTCTGGGTTGAGTATGATAATGCAAATCTAAGATATACAGGAACTGCATCTGTTAATTTAATTTCAAGAGGCTACATGCTACATTCTCATTTACCTGAAGATTGAAACATCTATCTTAACTCGAAGTAGAACAAAGTTGGGAATTATATCCATAAGTAACCATTTATATAGCTACTGACTGATCCATTTCACGGCTCATAGGAGTCTCTAACGAGAACGCTCCTCCACGTGCAGA